ATCTATTTCTTCTCTGATCTGTATCGCTGTAGGTCCAGAATAAGCAGGAGCTTCGGTTAGAGTTCTAGAAGGGGAACTCCAAGTTGCCGCGGCGTTTTCAAGAGCAGTTGGTACTGTGATACCATCAATTGTAACTTGAGGTGCGACTACAGATACAAGAGCCGATACTTTATTGGTAACGATGTTCGTACCAGATACTTGAACAAACGGGGATGGATAGTCATCTGAGTATATCGTACCATCTATGTTGCAAGAATGATCAATTAAAATTCTCCAGCCGTTGATAGTAAAGTAAAGGTCGCCAGAGTACTGACCACCACCAATTGGATCACCACCAGTAACTCTTATTGCTGGATCAAACTTGGAATAATCATATAATTGGACCCATTCTTTCCATGCAGAATAGATATCTACTTTAACTGATATACTGAAGACATTTGCACCAACGGTAATCAGTTTATTGATACCATCAAAAGTTACTTTATGGTTTAATTCCCACTGATTTCCGAAATATAACCACATGGAATTATATCAATTCTTTGTAATTAAGATTAGCCATAACCGTTACAGATGTACCATCAAGTTTAGTTGCTACTAAAGTAAATCTATAAGTATCTGTGGCATCAGCTAAAACGTGGTATCCTTCGTCATTCGTTTCATAGAAATTTTCAAGATTAATCGTTGTAGCTCCAGGGCCAACGTAAAAAGTTTTAAATTTTGTGCCGCCAGCATATCCAGTGGCTGCAGTGTCAAATTGAGTAAGCGACCCGGAATCTTGCCAAGTTGGAGTAGTAAGTATGGTGTCATCAATAATTGTTAATTTTACAGATCCGCCTGCGACAAAAACATTTATAGATTCTGGATATACACCAGTTCGATTTATGACTCCATCAGATAATAAGATCTTTGGTCTCATCGAAAACAAATAAGTATCTGTCGTTACTGCCACTTTGAGCCTCTTTTATTAGATTCATAACATATTCTGGATTCATTTCGGCTGGTTTCAATACAATTTTATTAGTTTTGGTTACGATGACAACTGGTATGTTTTTTCGTACATAAACTTCCCAGACATTTGTCATATTTTTCCATTCGTCACCATCACACATAACAAATCTAAAACTACCAAAATTTTCAACCATGACGCCGGTTTCGGCCGGCCGGCAGTTATCAAACAATTCACCTTGCATCCACGCACAATTAAAATTTACACAAGGTGCTGGCCGATCTTCATATATAGAACAACCATGACCATCACAGTTATTGCACATAACGCGTTCTGGCTTATTTAACTCCGCTATTTTCGTATTATAACAGCAGGCCACGCAGCCGATACAATCTCTTACCATTAAACTATGCTGGTTACTCTAGAAGTTTGATCACCAATAATAGAAGCAGTAGCTGCCTCAATGTTTTGTAGTGCTGTTATAAGAGTCATATCACCTGCACCGGCTTTGATCATAGCTGTAGAAATGAAATCATCAATAGCAACCCGGTTTGGTTCTTCAACTTTATAAAATCTAACACCATTCACAACACCATAATATCTGAAATTGATGATTACCTGATAGACAGCAGTTGCCGTATCATCTAGAAAAGTAGGTTGTAAAATTTCTAATTTGGTGACATGAACCCGATCATAAACTATAGCTGGTGCAGATTCTGCATCCGTAATTTGTATACCCATAATATATCCTTTTTACTTCAACATTAAAACAAATTTCTTTTTGAGATAATCATATATTCTATTTATTAGCCAAATTCCACCAAGAACAAATAATATGCACGTACCAACGAATAGACATAGTATCTTTTGCGGCCTACGGCGCTCACCATGTTCAACTTTTCTAATATTTCCAGAAAAACCGAACAATGAATACCAAGGTGCTTTAAGCTTGCCCGGTGGCTTATACTCTGTTACAATACCATAATCATCACGGTGTTGAACATGTGGGATACACCAGTGGTCAGATGATACAAAAAGAAGGCCGCCACCTTCTTCCACCCATTTTGTGAGTGCATAGTCTAAACAATTCATGGTCCACGGAAATATGAAGTTAAACCGACAAGCAGTGCTCCAAGTATAAAAGACACCACCCACTTAAGCACATCTTTGGTCATTGATATTTTATAGTCTTGTACCAATGCTTGAGAATCATTGATTGCTTTGTGAGATTTTCTGTGACCATCAAAATCGGGTGTACCAAGATCATCTTTGATAAATGCACGTTTTACTAACTCATGATCTATTTTTAAATCATCAATTCTTCTGTGTGCGTGATCGGCTAATACCCATGCATCTTGAATTCCGGGTAATGAACCATCTTCTTTAAAATCCGTACTTCTTTTAAATCTAAGTTTTTCTTCTAATTCCGGCACGATAAAGTCCCTCTGCTAAAATATAAGGCCTGGCCCAAATCCAATTTGCTACTATAACTAGTGTAATGCTACTGGCCATGGCCGCCACCGGCGGGTATGTTTGTATTAATATAGAAAGAACAAAATATGTCCAAACAAAAGCATCTGCAAATGCAAAAAATTTACTAAACTTTGTATGTATAATACTGTAAGTTATAATATATAACTGGATTACACCAAATGATAAGAAAATAAGGGCCCACAATATTTCTGGCACAATACCAACAAAATTGACAGACGAATATTTTAAATCCAGAGTATTGCCGGGCCAAAATAATTCTAATGCCCAGATCAATTCTGCGATAGCTAAAATAAATCTAGAAGATGTCAAATCTGTGTCCCAAGTAAGCTTAGACAATGTCGACCAGGCATTTTTTGATGATAAGTACATTTTAAAATTTTCACAGGTAAGAGTAAGAAAGTCTATCAACCCAGACTTTATCATATGTAGATGTGCCATTGGCCCAAGTTTCAGAAACATCATTATCTCCAGCAATAATTACTTTTCGTATTCTCCATACTGGACTTGATTCTGCTGAACCCACAGCCGCTTCGGCTTTATAAAGCTCATTGTCGGTAATAAAATCAATTCTCTTAGCGTATGGCATTTCTTCATCTGTAATTGTTGTGGATCCGGCCGAATTTGGCATAGTAAACACTAATTTATTTAATGTAGCAGAGTAAGTCATCACGGCACCATCTGCTAAGCCAGACTTGTCTACATCATCCATTCGCAACACTCTTACTTCGCCTGATCCTGCCCCCGCAAAAACATTCGTCGTGGTTTTTGTTGAGATCTGTTTTTTAAGCTTAGTAATATCATCTTGAAGTCGTTGTACGATTTGTACTAATTTCTTTTCGGATGTATTTGCAAGTAGATCAAGTTTTTCTGATACTAATTCTGTAACTTCGTCTTGAGTGATAATTTTAGCTTCAAGTTCATCTACTTTTGAAACTACGTTTTGCCGTTTTTGTTCAACTACTTTCGCTTTAGATACAGTACTAAATAATTCACCAAGAAGAGGAGTAAATTCGGTCTTTTCCGTTCTTGTTCTTGAACTTCTCTTTTTAGTTTATCCTCTTTACCCTTGCGGATAAGTTCTGCAAGAGCATTCAAATCTGCCATTTTAGATCATTTTCTTTTCAATTAGATTTTCATATAATTTTTGCGGAGTAACAATAGGATCAATGCCTAACATATCTGCACATAGATATGAACAGAATTTCTGATTTTCTGAAGTAAAATCAATACCAAAGAACGACATAACTGCACCCGGCCAGTCATATTTTTGGCCATCATTAATTAAAAACCAATAATATATATTTTTTTCTTGTTTTGCCGTAATTTCGGTTCCATCTTCGTTTTTGAGATCAAAAATATCCCAATGGGAATTTTGATCTATGTATTTGAGCCGGATACCACCATCTCTTTTCGATGCAGAACCGAATTCACCCGATGAAAATATAAGCTCACAATGTGAATATTTAGAATGTGTTACTGCTGATATGAATTTATCTGTTTTGTTGCCATTTTTAGCAATATAGAACGCAATGCGCATTTTAAGCCCTTGAACATTTGTTTGTAGAATTATTTAAGTATTTAATCGAAGTTGAAATTTTCAAATCCTTGTTTAACTGGTTTAATAGAATGTAGTACATCTAAATTAAACATATCACCACCATCAGATAATGTGTCGTTGGCCGTCTCGATCCTTGGAGGTTTCTTCATAAGTTGTGTCTGTGGTTTTACTTTAGAATTATTTTCTTCTAATTCAAACAAGCGCATTTTGCCATAATCAACTCCAATTAGAAACTTATTTGGTTCATCCAAACTCTTATATCGGTTTTTGAGCTGTTTCATCATAATCTGTTTGAGTTGCTTGAGTTCATCGGTATTAATGATGGCACACATCCAGTCAGCAATTGCAGGTACACCAAAAGATTCGGAAGTATTGGACATGTCAACGTCGGAATTACCTACACCAGCACGAGTTGTCTGAATAGCAGAAATACATGCAAAATTATTGACAATAGCCAGCGCTCGAAGTTCAGCGCCAATACTTTTTACAATAGTATAAGAATTTGCTCCGGATCCTCCTTTTTGTCGTTCAGATAAACAAATCGACATATAGTCAACAATCACTAAATCTGGGACAAAGTTTTGTTTTGTCTTATATTCTTCAAGTAGAGCCCTGAAGTGTCCAGCATGCGCACCTTCGGTTGGATATTCTTTAATGCGAAGTTTACCCTTTGATGAAGTAATTACCTGAGAGAATTTGTTATCAAACACCGGTTTAGAAATCGACTCAAGCGTATCAAAATCAACATTCATTAGGTTAACGTCAATCCGTTTGGCAATTTCAAACTCGGCCATCTCCATCGTTATATACAGCACATTATAGCCAGCGGTAAGTGCGCCTGCGGCAAAGTTGGTCATGATTAAAGATTTGCCGCCGTGAGGTGGCGCCAATAGAACATTTAAAGTTTTACGAGGAAATCCACCTCGTGTAATCTCATCAAAGATTTTAAACCCAGTCGGGATTCTTGCTTCATTCAAATGATAGTAATCATAACGTGCATCTGCTTCTTCGATATAATCGTGTCCAACCGAAGTATTAAAGCAGATTGAAAGTGCTTCTTGCAGTATAGAAGGAATAGCATCTGTAGTCTTATTCTTATCCTGCCCGTCTACAATAAGAACTGATTCTCTCAGTGCATTAAAAATTGCTCGCTGTTTACAGAATTTCTCTGTTTCTTCTACCAGATATTCTAAATCTTCTTTAAATTCTTCCGTAGAATCTAATACACTTATAAGTGCATCATATACCGACTTTGATCCTTTGAGATTCTCAATCTCAATTCTCATTGCTTGTTTGCTTGGTATTTTGTTGTATTTCTGAAAATACCGAGTATAGATTTTAAATAGATTCTTATCCTCGGGGGACGAAAAATACTCTTCCTTGATGTGCGGAAACGTTTTTCTTACGTATTCTTCATTAGAGAGTAATTGAGAAAAGATTAATTGTTCTGGTTTCATGTATTAAAGCTAATAAGGGCCGGTATGTTATATTATAACATACCGGCCCAGGAAGTACAATCTTATTCGGCTGCTAGTTCTTCTTCTGCTTCTTGTAAGCCTTGCATTGCACCCAGTTGATATTTTTCTCGAACCCACGTTTTAAATGAATCTCGTTTTAATACCACACCAAGAAATTCTTCGGACTGAGTATCTTTTTCTCTTACGGCTTTACCAATAAGTTCACCGGTTGATTTATCTACCAATTGGTACCAAGCATTTTTGGGCTTTATTACTTCTCCTGCGAGCAGCGCCATATCTAAAATTGCTGTGTACTTAGAAATGCCGCCATCAAATCTAACAGTAATTGGTATTTTTGATTTTTCTTTTACATACCGAGATTTTTCTACGTTGATAGTAAAATTGTACCCCAATAATTCTGTTCCTTCTTTATCTTGAGATCTACCAATAATCCAAACATTATCGGAAGAAAGCAAACCACCTTGGCCGCCGCTCATAATAGTTTTCCCAAACATTTTCATTTCTTCATATACGTGCTGGACCACGACCATGGGAATATTCTTTGTCAATAAATGAGGTGTGATAAGTCTCCAAACTGATTTTAATTCTTTTGCCCTCGTCATGTCCTGAGCAGAGTTTTCTTCTACTGCATTTTTTGCCTCGCGCACTGATGCTAAATTTCCAATAGAGTCGACTAAAATAAAAACTTTATCACCACGTTTAATACCATCTTCGTTCCCATTATCCAATTTTTGCATAATATCGAATTTAAATTCTTCAATATTCATAATTGGAATATGCAGAACACGAGTTGGATCAATGTTAAAAGACTTAAGCATTGTTTCTCCTCCGTATTCCGAATCATAATAAAGCAAAGTAGCATCTTCATGCTTTTTGAGATATGCCGAGGCCATCAGTAGGGCGTAACTAGTTTTAAAGTGCCTACTAAAACCAGCAATACTAGTAAGACCTGGGCGCAGTCCACCATCCACATCTCCCGATAAAGCAATATTGATTGCTGGCACCTCGGTTTGAATAATTTCTTTCTCATTGAACAGAATTGAATCAGAAAAAATTGCTGCGTCTTTAATCTTAGTAGATTTTAATAATTTTTTCATTAATGAATTAGTAGCCATTTTAGTTTCCTTAGTTAAATTGCTGGGGTGCCAAGTCTTAGCACATAAAGATCTTTTGTAAGCATTCTTCTTTCATGCAAAAGTTCCAATACTTCCATGAAGAGAATTTTTTGTGTTTGAGTCATAAAACTATATTCATATCATATTCCTTAATCAAAAGAATGAATCTAAGCTGTTCTCTTCCTCTAACTTCCAGTTCAGAGCATCCATTATTTTTACTAATGGATCTAAAAAAGCCTTGGAAAATTGAGTCTCATAATCAACGTACCGATGAAGATTAAACTCTTCTGGTAGTTTGTCCGTGAATCCGATAATATTTTCCCGAAGTGTATTGGGTTCGATGAGTGCTACATATTTGATTTTGTCACCCTCTTTAATTAATTCATACTTATTTGTCAGATTCAACTTTGTGATCTGGTTGTTATATAAAAGAGCAGCTCGGACTGCAATTGGACAACCCTTTGCATAAATTGCATTTACATCGGAATATTCTTTCATATTATTCACACCACGGGGGAATGAAATTTCCTCTACAGAATATGAATGGAAGTTTTTGTGACATTCATCTACATATGCTAACAGAGTATCTCGGTCGGTTGTATCCAAAATAATCTGAATTGCCTTGGTAAGCCATTCGCGAACTAAGTCTGGTGTTGATGATCTGTTAGTTTCAATACCAGTAATTTTGTATTCTGGTTCTGCATATCTAACACCTTCATTATCAATGACTTTCTGACAGTTTCTCTTTTTGGCGAGAACCACAGTAGTTGAAGAAATAGCTTCTGGTTTGAAGTAAAGTTTGTTTTCATAAAAATTTAGCCGAGCCGATATAGCCTCAGTAGATTTGTTTAATTCCTTACCAAGGAAATCCTTAATAAATTTAAGAATATAATCGGCTGAGGCATTGTCGTCCATTTTCTTAGGTGAAAGTTTAACTAGATTATCAAAACAGACACAGAGAGAATTGTGGATCAGAATATTATTTGCAAAGAAATTATGATTGTCTTCTACTTCAATATCATATACATCTAATTCTTGAATACCAAGAGATTCAACTTTGCATTTTCCTGTTATATAATTCATTTATTTTGTCCGTACATTTTAAAATTGTAGAAAGTTTATCTTTCTTATAATCAGATTCTCACCATTTTGTAAAGTTTTTATTTTAATTGCGCCGTAATTATAATGTCATCTTCAACTATATATTTTGGTTTAATAGAAGTATAAGCATTATTTCTACGAACGATAACTGAGTGATCACCTGTAACTACAACGGAATTTCCATCTTCCGAAGTAATACGAAACATTTCTTTTTTAACCTTATGTTTCATAACATATTTTATTTGTTTTGTTTCTATTTGTTCTTTTTCTGTATTGAATGATTTCGTAGTAATGCCAACAGTAGGTTTAACAAAATTTTGATTTTCTGGATCATATTTAGTATAATCTGAAAACATATCATATAATTTTTCGATTGGGATCTGTTTGTCGTTTACATAGACAAGACTAGACCCGACGCAACTATCGGTATCATTATAGACAACATAATCCATTTCCTTCTTACAGATTTTAGACATGTAAGCATTTGCTGTTCGTGATACTGCTTGAATTGCATATTGGCCGGTGGTCGTAATACCTTCTGCAATTCGATTATCAAAGAATAGAAAATATTTATTGGCCATAGCACCAAAGAGGCTGTTTAACGCATATGTGTTCGAATTAGTTTGTTATTCTAACTCCGGGAAGACCCAGCTATATGTTCCCATATAGATCAGACTATCTCATCATCTCATAGAGATGCCATGCACTTCCAGACACTTGTCTGTACTTCCTTTCGGAATAGTCGTTACACCTTCCCATTGCTGGGCTTGGCTCGGTATTGTCCGTTCTGGAGTTTCACCGAATTCACATGGTTTGCTTTATGTGTCGCCACATAAAGGTGCAGTTGTTTACACTTTAATTGCTAACTGAAGAACCCCGAATCTAGCTGAATCGGATTTTAGTTTATGAGCTAACTGCATTAACTGCTCATCAGTCAATGATGAAAACTCGCTAGAATTACTATTCATAATTTATTACCTCTATTAGGACTATTTTAAACCAAAAGATGTTGAATGTAAAATAATATGACTATTACGCTAAACCTCTTTTAACCATTTCTGTATGAACTTTTTCATATTCACGTTTCAAACGTAGCATTTCATCCTTTGCTGCCTTGCGTTTACCGAACATAGATTCAGTAAGCCGTGGCATCACACCCCGAATATCTCTTCGATAACGAGAACCATTAGCAGCAAGAGCATAATCAGATTCATTACTAATATCTGTGTTGAGAAGTGTATCAATAGAAATTCCATCCACCATGTCAACAATAGTTTCTGGCGACATATTCAGTGACATAATAAAACTTGGATATAGTGATGTAGCATCCAATACACCGGTCCACTTATACAAGCCTGGAACAACATCTTTCACAAAACCTCCAACAATTTGGTGATCAGACGAATGATGCTTTTTTATTGGACAGAATACATTTTCCTCATATAGAGTAGAAAGAATATATGATTCCCAAGTTTTCACAGGTGAATAAACATCCGAGTAATTTACTTTAGTCAAATATGCCAGAGTTACAGCCAAATAAATTAGGCCAAGTTTGTCCTCAAGTTTAACAAGAAGATTTACGTCCTGAATATTATAAGAAACAAAACCATCAGGGCCTTCGGCCGTGTCATTCCAACCAAGTTCATAATGTTCTTTGAACGACTTGTATTTGTTCTCGGTTTTACTTTCACCAATTTCAACCTGGCCAATATAGCCAAGTTTATAACTTGGACGATTAATGAATCTGAACTTACGATATAGGTCTAGTAGATCTAATACCGTACGACCAGAAATTTCATATCTAAGATATTCTCGATCCATAATTGTTTCCAATTTAGCATCTACATGACCAAAAGGACTCAGACGATCAAGTGCTCGTTGACCAAGCAATTTGATGATTCG